GAATTAGACAAAGAGGGTGTCGAAACTGGTCGATATCAGGTTAAGGGTATCGTGCCTCAATATGGCGGAAAAGTTGATATAATCGACTTTATCGCTTCGTCAAAGTCAGTTATTAATGCTGTAGACCAGTATTGGGAAAAAGGTGATACAGTACGATGTGTTGGTAGATTGAATTTCTCTTCAACTAACGAAACTATTACAAAAGAAGTAGATTTCGGCGAACCACAAGAAATTGTAAGAACTATATCAGTAAGTGAATTAATAATTACTGGTGGCTCCAGTACTCCACTTGAAGGGGATTTTGCCTATGATATGGACGAAATCAATGAAGCTTTAGCCGCACGAAAGGCAGCACTTGAAGAACAAAAAGAAAGAGATATGGAGAGGGGAAAGCGTAGAAATGCACCTGGAAAGGATACTTCTAAACTAGACTCCCTAGGATTTTAAGGGGGTGTAGATAATGATAGATATATTAAATCTTGAACCTACGACGATTAGTCGAGATTTAAAGGGTAAATATATCTGCATTTACGGTTTGCCTAAAAACTTTGGGCACTAATGGAGTAATCCATTAGTTAAATTACAGTAAAAATCTGGAAAGCTGAAATGCTAACCAGAGCGGAAGTCAGCAAGTGATTGCTGACACGCGCAACGCATAGTACGGAATCATTAAATAGGGGGTTGCTCAGTGTGAGGAACGAATATAGTCAAGAAATTATTGATAAGGTTATTGATAACTATATTAATAAACATATGGGAAGACTTGCTTCAGGAAGAGAGTTTGGACTCTCTGATAGGGCAGTCAAAAAGATTTTAAAAGATGCGGGTATACGCTTACGAACTCATAGAGAGGCGACTATCCTTAGAAATAAGAAGTTAAAGAAATACGATAATAATTCAAACTACTTCTCAACTGAATCACCCAATATGGCATACATCATGGGATTCATTGCCGCAGATGGGACGATTCGAAAGAGAGAAAACTCTATAAAGATTACGGTGAGTAGGCGAGATAGAGAATTGTTGGAAAAAATCAAAGAAGAGGTGGGTATCGAAGTAGAGGTTAAAGACTATACAACAAGTCAGGGCTATGACTGTTCCACTTTAGTATGGACGGATCAAAAGCACAAAGAAGACTTAGCAAAGTATTCAATTGTACCTGAGAAAACCTTTGTTCTACGACCCCCAACAAAACTTAAGCGTGAATATTGGATAGACTACATTCGGGGTTACTTTGATGGCGACGGAAGTATCAACAATATAAAAAATTCCAATGGAAGAGGAAAAGGAAGTATACGGTGGCAACTTTGCAGTGCTACGAAAGAGTTGCTTGACTGGATAGTTGATTTTTTTAATGAAGAGTATGGAATTCCAAAAGTAAACGTGCAGACGCGAATTAGAGACCATGAAAAGCCTCTCTATATCATACAATACTCCTCTAGAGCCAGCAGAATGATCTACAAAGTTTTGTACTCTGAATCTTCTTTGTATCTTGCCCGCAAGAAAGAAATCTTTGATAACCTAATGACCTTAATCGAACCTATGTAATGACAACCGTACCACGAGACTGTATATCCTCAGTGTGAGGATAAAAAGATATGCTGAACTAATGGGAATAACAACCATTAGAAGCAAAGGATAAAAAACCTTTGCGATAACAAAATTGAAAGTTGGGAAAACGACCCTTGCTTGCCAATTTCCTAAAAATCTATTGCTTGGCTTTGAGCATGGTTGGAACGCCATTGCTGGCGCGAAGGCTGTTGATATAACAAAATGGTCTGACTTTAAAATGGTTCTGCGCCAGTTGGAAAAACCAGAAGCTAAAGAAATGTATGATACTATAACTATCGACACAGTTGGTATCGCCTGGGAACTTGCAGAGCAATATGTTTGTGCTCAGCACGGCGTCCAAAAGATTAGTGATATTCCATGGGGACAGGGCTATAAGGACTTAGCCAAAGAATTTGAAAATTCTCTCCGTAAAATAACGCAGTTGGGATATGGGCTGGTTATTATTGCTCATGTAGACAAAAGAGTGGAGATGATTGGAGAAGACAATGAGGTTGAGATACTTGGGCCTGCTATACCGAAGAGAGCTTATGCTATAGTGAATCAACTTGTCGATATAATTGGATATATCGCCGTAACATGGAATGAAAAAGGCGAAAGTGAGCGATGGTTGTACACTCGTAAAACTCCGACTATTATGGCAGGTTCACGTTTCCCATACTTAGCAGAAAAAATTAAGTTTGGTTATGCCGAACTGACGGAGGCTCTAAATGAAGCTATTGACAAAGCAGAGGCATTAGATGGCGCCACAGTTGTTGATAAGTCAGCTCCAGTTATGGATACCGAACTAAATTATGATGAAATCAGAAAGGAAGCCGCAGAGCTTTGGAGCAAGTTAGTTACAGCAGATGAAAAAAATGCTGAAATTATTTTAAAGAAAGTTGAAATGTACTTTAATAGAAAAATGAAGTTAAGCGAGATTACCGAAAACCAAGTTGAACCCTTTTATAGTGTTCTGCTTGAAATGAGAGAAATGGCGAGTAAATTAGATGCTTAACAAGTAGAAATAACTAAAGGGGAAAGGTGAGTTATTAGCCTTTCCCTTTTTAAATTTGCAATTTTTTGAAAACTATGGTATACTATAAGTAGAAAGAAAAGTTTTATTTTTTCCTTACCTAAAATATCTTATATAAAGGGGAATGTGCCATGGCTAAGAGACCTACTGTAATGTGTCGAGAGTGTAGGCAGCGTTTTCAGAGAGATGATTTAGTTGAAGGTGTAGATTGGGTAATGCCTTCTAAGAATTGGTTTTATCACAAAGAGTGTTATGACACTTGGGTGAACAAAAGAAAGAAGGGTAAAGACATTACAGAGCAAAAAAAAGATGAGGAGTATCGATTAGAAATTTTTGACTATCTCTCTAGAAACTTAAAAGTGCCTTTTAACGGAGCTGTTGTCGACTCGCAAATAAAAACAATGTTAAAAAAAGGTCGAACACTTAAAGGTATTTTATTCTCACTTATCTATTGGTATGACATCAAACAGAATAAATGGGATCCAAAGTATGAGGGTATTTGGATGGCAGAGTTGGTGTATGATCAGTCTAGAGCTTACTGGCAAGAAAGAGTCCACAAACAAAGCGACATCCTTAATAAAATTGAAGAACAGATTAAGACCTTCCGTGAATTACCTCGAATTCCTGTTAAAAAACAAGAGAAGAAAAAATGGAAGAGTCGTATGATAGGAGTGGATGAGGTAAAAGATGAATGAGAAAAATGATGTAATTCAAATTATAGGCAGTTTAATGAAAAAACCCAGTCTTTTGAGTCAAACTGACAAGTATAGTTTAAGTATATCAGATTTCTCAACGAATTTTGAGAGGTATCTTTTTGACTGTATAGAAGGGTTGTATTACAATGGAGCAAATAAAATTAGCGTCATCGACATAGAAAATAGTCTTAGCTCTAACGCAGTGGCGCTGAAGATATTTGAACAAAACAAAGGACATGAATATTTAGAAGATGCTGAAGAATTTGCGGAAGTGGAGAACTTCGACTATTATTATGGACATCTTAAGAAAATAAACGCTTTAAAAGACCTAGAGAAAATAGGAGTTGCGACAGAAGACTTTTATTGTCCAGACTTAACTAAACCCAACGCTATAGAAATCAATAAAAAATTTGAACGATTAACTGTGTCAGAGATTTTTGATGAAGCTAAGCGGAAGATTTTAAAGGTTGAAAGAAAATATACTAACGACTCTATTTCCGAAACAAAAAATGCGTACGAAGGTATTGAGGACATAATTAACGCAGCTTATGTTGGAGCGGACATCGGGCTCCCTGTTCAAGGTAAGCTATTGAATATGGTTATGGGCGGCGCTAGAAAGTCAACCTTTGCAATTCGAAGTGGCGCCAGTGGCTTGGGGAAGACTAGAGGAATGGTTGCGGACGCCTGTTTTTTAGCTTTTCCCTTTCGCTTTAATACATCAACCTGTCTATGGGAACAAAAAGGTAGCGCAGAAAAAGTTTTGTTTATTGCAACAGAACAAAGTCCTGAAGAAATTCAAAAGATGATTTTAGCTTATCTAACTGGGATTAATGAGTCTAAGTTCCGATATGGTCAGTTCACCGAACTGGAAGAAAATATTATCAAGCAGGCTCTCGTAGTGTTGAAAACTTATCAAGATAACTTTCTCATTACAAAGATGCCCTCCCCCACTAACGAACTTTTAAAAAACTTTATTAGAGAGAAGTGTATATTAGAGGGGGTTACCCATGTTTTCTTTGACTATATATCTATAACTCCTTCTTTAATTCAAGAGTTTAAAGGGCTTAGTTTGCGTAATGACGAACTGTTGTTAATTCTATCTACTACTTTAAAGGACATAGCAAGTGAGTTGGATGTGTTTGTTATGTCAGCAACTCAAGTGAATGCTTCAGCAGATCAAAACAAGAATATCCGTAACGAAGCAAGCCTTGCCGGAGGTCGGTCAACAATTAATAAAGCTGACTATGGTTTTATTATGGCGAGACCAACAGTAGAAGAGTTAGATGTTCTTGAGCCAGTAAGTGCAAAGTTTGGAATTGTTCCAAATGTAGTAACTGACGTTTTTAAAGTTCGTGCTGGGGAATGGACTCAAGTTCGTATTTGGAGCTATTTCGATCTTGGAATATTACGAAAAGAAGATTTGTTTATGACGGATAGCCGATTAAATGTTGTAGACTTATCTAATAGTTATGTCTTTGATTATGAGAACTGGGAATCGGAAGAATATATGAAGATGTTAGATGAACTTAATAAAGGGATGGTAGTATGAGTTTAGAGTATAAGAAGATAGTGGATAATTTAAGCACTGAAAGAGTTATTAATTTAATGAAAGAATTGGGAATAGATCGATATAAAGAAACAGACACAGCTTTACTCTTTCCAACTATTTGCCACAACGAGTCCGCACCAGACTCTAGTTTGAAACTATACTTCTACAA